GTAAAGACTGGTATCCAGTAAGCTAGTATTAAATCCTATATCGTAGGATAATACTACATTGTCCACATAGGACACCGCATTTTGAGTGTTAGTATCAGATAATGATCCTTCTAACATAGCATATATGTCTGAGTTGTATAAGGAATAACCAATACTACCTTGCTTGGGGTTGTTAAAGTCTAAAATAGAATTGATTATTTTAGGTTTGACTGTAGTTAAATCAGTATTTTCATTGCAGTAAACATTTGCTTCAATATTTACAGGAACTATTAAAGGGTCTTTACGCAGCAATGTTACTTGGTAAATAGCATTAGCGTTCATGTAATTTGAAAATTCAGTCCATTCATTCTCAGTTAGAGATTTACTTTCGGACGTTAGCACAGTAGCTTCTACCACGTTTATCCAATTGCGCTTATTAGGTGCTATCTCGGCCTGCCCACGAAATAAAGCATCCCGTATTTTAGGGTACTGTAGAGCTACAGTTACGTAAGATGATCTAGTAACAGCAACTTCGTTTGATGCTCTAATCTGAGCGCCAACATTTTGGTAAGTTTCTAGAGGCAGTTCATCGTCAAAACCATAAATACCACTTAAAACATAACCGTTAACATCTAACGGCAAACTGTTATTGGTAAATTCAGATATAGTGTTAATAGAAGGTGTCGCGTTACCTAAAGTTTCAGCCCAAATTATTTTAATTTCATCGTCTTTATCCGGGCGTTTACCATATGCATTATTACCAAATTGTACTAGCACATTGCCTGTATCAAGAGTTTTAGAAATGAAAACCTTTTCATTTTTACCAACCATCCAAGGTCTAAGTGATTTATTATTACTCCACTCTATATCATTTACATATACGTACACGTCTTCATCAGATATGTTGTAATTTTCATACCCAATTTCTACTTTTTCATACGGGATACCTTCCGCCGTACCTTCCATAGTGAAGATATTACCCTGTACCAGTTCCACATCTTTATACGTTTCATAAACGGTAAACACAATATCTTTTCTGTTGAAAAAATTAGTTCCATCTATAACAAACGATGTAAAGGCTGGTATAGTAAAAGGATTATCATGATCCGGTATGGATAACCGTACTTTAATTTTAGCTGGTACTTTCCTACGCAGCGGAACCCCTAGAAAATTCATAGCGGCGTAAACAGTTTCTTTAGAAGAACCAGGTAGCATGAACGCATTTTGGTTAGCCCTAACCATGCCGTAGTTTAAGTGCGCAATACCGGCGGCAATATTACGCATAAGAGTTTGACCTACAGCAGTTTGGGAGGTATCAGACCAAGCTGTATTGCTTTGAAGAGATTGCATGAACTGTAGAAGAATACCAGGGAAATCAATGATTTCGCTGTTTAATGTCAATTCATCGGGAATTGTATCTACAAAAGCTTGCTGCAACACAGTTTCTAATTCAGAACGATTGACATAGTTAAATACTTGAGGTGCTTGAACCGCCACATGGTCAAGCGCCGATTTTATCATAACATTTACTGTATGTAAGTTATCAGTCATGCTTACGCTCCGAATTCAAATGAGTAAACTTTTAAGGTAGAATCGGTTATTTTTAGATAAGGTAAAGTTGCTAAATAGAAATCCGAGTCAACATATGGCGTTATTCTTGGGTTAATTAAAAGGATTTTATTACCTAACCATTTACGAATTGCTAATATAACATCCGTTTCCATTAAATAGGCTGTTAAATCACCTATGGGGTCCATTAGTCTAAATGGTAGATTGGAACCATATGTAGGTTCAAAATCTTCTGTACCAATAGGAGTTGATAGTAAATGTCGTATTTGCTTACGTAAAGCTTCGTCGTCCTCTACCAAAATATTATTGTTATTCAGAAGAGCGTAGTCAGGGTTAACGTCTCTGATTATAACAGATTTTGCTAAAGTTGCAGATTTTACATTAGGTCTTGATTGATGTACCCAATCATTATAAGCCATACTTACGCTCCGGTTTTACCTTCTTGGGAAGGTATCTGAGGTCTGGGTCTTTCCGTGGTGCTAGTAGCTTGTGCTCCACCGTTTATATTAACGTTGGCTCCATCTATATTGCAATCACCTTTAGCTACTATATTTATGTTACCTTGAGCACCAAGATTAAAATCAGCGGCTGAAGCAATACTAATTGTGCCATTAGCATCAATATGTATTGTAGTGCCAGATTTATGTATATCGGTTTTAGTGTTCTTTTCTACGTTTACTGAACTTCTATTACCAGCTGCGTCAACAGTACCACGCGTATGGGGATAATCTTCTTTTAGAAGTTCATTATCTTTGCTAACGTCATCAGTAGAAGGTGACCCAGAATATCTAGGATTATGGGGATCGTTTTCGTCAAAACGAACGTATAGCTTACTACCAATAGGTGGTATATTAACTCCTCCAACACCCGCACCAGCATTACTATAGCTGTTAAATGTTACGTCAGGAATACTCCAAGGTAAGTCTTCATCAGAAATATTTCTGTGTAGCATAGGTATACGTATTTGAACTCGTTGACGTTGTTTTTTATCATCTTCATCCACATTATTAACCACAAAGCCAACCATATTATTTGATTTGACTTGGGGTCTAGTAAAATCCGTTAGTGGATTACCCATCATAGGCATAGTTAAACACCTCCAGGGGCTTGCGCAGTTAACACAAGTTTTTCTAAGTACCTATTATTTTGAATTAACTTAGTGGATGCAGTTATAATGTACTTACCAGTTAACTCTAAAGCTTCGCCTTGAGTAGCTGGATCCCATCCTTTAAATTCTACTACATCCAATAAGTCTACACCCGATACTACGTTAGTAAGTAGCTCAATGTCATACGCAAATGTCGCTTTGATACGAGGGTTCTGGTGTATAGCATCATTCCATTTTTCGTGTGTGTTACCCGACAACGGAGGCAAGAAATTAATGCGACTACCAAGGTCACCAATAGCATCTTGTATAGAAGATGAAACAGAATTAGCTGCTGACATCATAGCCATTTGAATCTTATTAGCCTCAAACATAGAGCCATCTTCTTTTAACCCTATAGAACTAGTTCCGTAACCGTGACCAGAGTTACTAGCAAGTGATTTGGGCGTCGTTGCATAAGTAAGAATAGGTAGACCGGAGTTGTCGTATGTGAATCTAGCTTTAGGTCCAGACTTAGACAGTTTTTCTAAGTCTTTGAATTTTAAAACACCTGTATCAGTAACAGCTTGAATCATGGACGTAGCTTCTCCTGCGAAACTCTTAGAAGCTACGTGCTTAAGATACTGCGCGATAGTTGTTCCATTAGGGAGCCAATTCATAAAATCTTTTGTGGTATCAGCGTCAACTTTCAAACCTACCATACCGCCTATTTCGTTAAATACATCAGCGGAAGTACCCTTAACATTTTTATCAATAACTTTTTTCATATAACCAATTTTATCAAGAACAGCATTTACGCCAATTGCTGTGTATGTTCCCGAAGGAGCTATTTTAGGTTGGCCCATACTTTTAAAGTTCAAGGTAGGGTTCATTGATCTAATACCAGTACCTATGTCAATAGAAATAGGAGTACCGTCAAAAATTGGATTGTTTCTAAATATGGAGGCACTATCTTTGAAAGCGAAGTTAAAACTAGGTAAATATTGATGTATATTGTTTATTATATATAAGTGTGATATTATACTAGAATTTATACGCAAATCAGAACCGTTGGCTCTGATTTCTAAAGCGTACTGACCATCAATACCTTGCATAGTTATACCTCAAAATGTAATTACTTTACCTGATAATGATTCCTTACTATCAGATTTTATAATAGAAATTATTCCATTTACGTCCGGTACGTAAAATACTTCCCCAGTAGGTATTTCATGGGGGTGTATATAGTCAGAACATGCTACTATTACAGGCCATAATGCTGTAGTGCCCCAAATCTCAAAAGACAGCGTAGTTACAGGCTTTGAGTTACTGTACTCAACTCTAATAGGTCTCGGTAGTTGCAAAATACTAGTAAATTTTTTACCAAACGGAGTTATTAACCCGCTATTACCTTCAAGTAAATTTTGCAAGAGAACATCTGGGGCAGTATAGGTAGCAATAGACGTGTAAACTGCTCCTTGCTTCTTAGTAATCATAGACTACTACCTCCACCAAAGGATCGTGCATTTAAGAAATCCGCTGTACCGTATACAAGTGATGTACGGAAAGTACATTCTACTTCTCCAGAAATAGGAAACCCGTCTTTATCAAGTTTAGTATCCAATGTTTCTGATGCGGCACTTATTATACAGTCTTCGAATATCATCATTCTTCCAATGCGAACAGTGACACCATATCCTTCTCTACCACCGAAAGCTCCTGTCAATCCACCTTTAGGACCAGGAGGATATAGTAACCCACCAGCCCCGTTAACTGGAAGAACCATCTGCATTAAGGCAGTTATTGGCCTATATACATCTTCTAACCCTGAAGAATTGGCGTCAAATAATAACGTCAACGGTATTTCTAAAGGGGTAGTCCCCATCCACATTTGATATGACAAGGCTTGAGACTGTGGGTTAGCACCAATACTAGAAGCTATAGCGCTTGCAGCACCACCTGTAACATTATCAAGTAAACCTGCCAATGTAGTAGGTAACGGGCTTTCCCAATCTGATTGAACCCCTAGATTAGTAGTTTCGGGTAAATCCGCTAAAATATCAATACCATGACCGTTACATGATATTTGACATATATAGTTAGGGTTTGTAGCCTTAGCTCCATTAAGTAATCTATTTTTACCCATATCTTTTCCTTTAAGCCATAAATTGCGAATTAGCCATCAACATAGCTAACTCGTCAGTATGGGGAATACCGCTAGGATTAGGAACAGTATCATTTGATTTATTGCTTTCACCGCTACTAGATCTGCCTTGAGCAACTGAGTTGGCTGGTTTCCTAGCGGGTGGTTCAAACGGCGAAGGCATACTTTGAACAGAAGATAAGGATGGAGCTTTAACACGATCTTGCCCGTATTCTCCCATTCCTTTACCTATTAACTTACCCACTTCCGTAGGCCTCATGTTAACAATGTTTTCTTTTAATCCAAGCCTATTTCCTACATTGGAACTTAACATCTGTTGAGCAGAAGATGTCTTTGTCTTAACCAATCCCAAAGCTTTATCAGCAGTAAACCCAGGCTTATCCCTTTTATTGCTAATCATTTCATTATATGTTGGCATAGGTTTACGTTTAGGATCGCTAGTGTCCTCAACTTTTACTGGTTTTGTAGAAACTACGCGAGCAGGAACACCTACTTGTCCCTTCTTCCAAGCTTCCATGTTAAAGTCTTTGCGACCAGCACGGCCTTCTTCCATGGCCTTACTAATCCACGACTTTTCAGATCCCCAAGTTGCTTCCGAACCGTATCCGACATGTATGCGATGCTTTCCCATGTAAGATGCACCAGCACCAACACCAGTAGCGCCCGCACGACTACTTTCTCTAATGAAATTTTCAAAGTATGGCCTATCGTCTGGGTTAGTAAAATCTAGCTTACGACCACCTTTCCAGAGGTCTATATCTCCTGCTCCCCCATTATCATGCCTAGTAGAACCAGTCCAACCCCCAGGCTTCTTATGCATAAGTGGATTACGAGAAGATGATTGTCCCCCGGAAGCTACAACTACCTTATCAATACCAGCTTGCTGTGCAGCGTAGTTATATACATCTTGTAGGGACTCCTGTAAATCTTTATTACGTATCTTGCCTTTGTTAGCCATAACAATGCGGTTTTCAAAACCTGATGGTCCTGAAGGAGTAATAGGTTTACCATTTCCTAAAGGTATACTATTAGGATCAAGAACACCAGAACTTATTAGACCAGCTGGAGTAGCTGCTCCTTTTTGTACGTCAGCTAAGTAAGCTTTACGCTTACCAATTTCCTTATTAGGATATTTAGGACGCTCAAACTGACGAACATGGGCGGATAAAGCTTCTTCAGAAGTAGTAGCCGACGTTATAGCAGCGTTAGCACCTTTATGTGTACCAAGCATTTCTTGGCGATAAAATTCTTGCTGTACTGATCTATCTCTCCAGTCTTTACCTTGTTTAGCTGCTAGAGCCTTCAATGCTCTAAGACGCGATCCTCGCCATTGAGCCGTACCACCTGACGGTTTACCTAAATCATTAGGATTGTAAGCAGCAGGATCTAGGCTAGATCCACTTTCGCCTCTCATAGAGGCGATTTCACCTTTGGCCTGTTCATGGGTTCTACCAAGACCACCTTGGTCTAAAGGCTTAGTAAGAAACTCGTACCAACTCTTAACATTTTCGTTAGCGCCAGAACCAGTAAGTGAAGAAGTACCTTTAACCTTTGTAGATACGTTTTTATAAGCTCCTATATCGGTAGAAGTGAAAGCATTACTAGGACCAGCAACTTCTGGCATATTGCCATTATAAGGACTTTTGCCAAATAATCCCGTATTAGTTCCTATCTGCCCCGCCGCAGTTGGGCTAACAGATTTTCCATCTTGCTGCGAGCCTCCAGTAGATTCATTAGGACTTCTATAAGAAGGATGATTCATAGGGTTACTGGGATCGTTAAATACGCTAGGTCCAGAACCACCATTCTTCACTTCTTCAGCACTGTCAGCATCGGCTCTATCAAGTCTATGATTTTTACGCCTATCTGAATTACCATCTTCAACAGCGCGAGTAGTTTCTGACGTGGTGTATGCAAGCACCTTAGTATTATTCTGCATAGCGCGGAATACCCTGCGCATTCCAGCATCAAGTACACTTTCCCTTGCTTTAGACTGAGTAGACGAACTTGTACTACTCAAGTTTTGCATCATATTTTCTACTGTATCAGCTCCACGAGTGATACCTAAGTAGCCAGTAGTTACGTTGGTAGAAGGCGTAATAGCCCCGCCAGCTTCCTGACTTTTCCTATAGGCTTCTTTGCGCATAGCATCCAAATAACGAGGGCTATTCACATCAGCATCAAAATTGTCAGCTGCCTCTTCAAAGGACGTAGTACTACTTCTATTTCTGTTACCACGCCCAGGAAGAGTTTCAGTGAAAGGTCGCTTACCAGAAGGTTTGCTATTATCTTCGCCAGTAATCCAGTTAAACAAATCTTTTGCATGTCCTAAAGGCGACTTCATAGTCGATTGTCCTTTAGTTATTTCTTCCATTCTTTCTATATTGAGCAATGCTCTCTCAGCCGACCTAGTAGAAAGGGATTTGCCAGTGAAATACTCTGGAGCTCCGAATAGTATTGAGTCAATAGCCCCCGCTATACCCGCATCTACTTTTTGTGTAGTACTAAGTTTGTTGCCACTGTCTATTTTATTAGCATTTTGATAGCCTGTGTAACCCCCATAGGCTCCAATAATAGGGGTTGCAACTTTACCTATAAGTTTTAGACCGCCTTTCACGCCGCCCTTTATAAGCTTATCAAAACCTATTGTACTTAATAGCTTACCTGCTCCTGACATGCTACTTTTAAACAATAAGGATACTGAAGCAGCCAGACCTTTAATACTATTAAGAATAGTTGTAGACATATTAGCAACATGTCCACCGGCTTTTGTAACAACTGTTGAGGTTGAGCGAGTTACTATTTTGCCTGTATTAACAAACATATTCCGCAAGGAACCTGACAGGTTACTAGCAAATTGTTTGGTGCTACTTAAAGTGTTAGAAAATAGCTTATTTTTTATGCTATTAGCGGAAGTTGCTAACTTACCGATTTTACCTTTAGAAAATACTTGCTTTAAAGCGTCATGACCAAGCTTTAGACCAATTATATCCGCAATACCAAGGCCACCACTACCCGCGCTTGAGTAAATTGCAGCCTTGATATCACGTAATAGTTCAATTTGGTCTTCAGAATTCTCTAGAAGCTCTTTATTACTATCTATGACATTGACCTGGTATTCTTCCTCGTTTTTCATACGAGTTTTTTCTTCGCGATCTGAAACAATAGACCGCATACCAAATAGGCTTTTCATTTTATCGCTATACAGGTCAGCCATTTATTTATCATCCATTACCGGTTGTTATTTGCTGTTACTTTTATCAAGACGTTCAACGCTCTAACTATAACGTCTAGGGAAGCAATATACTTCTTAGGATAAGGATCCATACCATCTTCTTGTCTTGATTCCTTCACTAACCTTTGGTGGTTATGAAAGAATTGAATAGTAGGTGTTTCATCTGTAATATGTATACCATGGTATTTACATAAGTCATACTGTACATCCATCAAGAAGTTAGGATCAAACAGCGGGAAAGAAAGAGGTGGCAGTAATAGCTACTGGCACCACCTCCGGTGTAGGAGTTACTTTTTCA